GCAAACGCTACTTCAAACAGCTTCGACATTACGGCCGACATGATTGACGTAACTTCGAAAGATAGCGCAGGCTGGAAAGAATTTATAACCGGTGAAAAAGGTTATACACTATCAATTGAAGGTATTTTTGAAGAGGATGGCAGCGTAGGCGCTGGCGGATTATCTTGGAAAGATGTAATAACCGATTTGACCGCAGGAACTTCCGTTACTATCGTAATGACCAGCAATGTAAGCGGCGACCTAAAATTGAGCGGAGCTGCATTTTTCAGTAACTTGAATTTGTCAGCACCGAACAACGACAAAGCTACTTTCACCGCTACGATTCAAGGAACTGGCGCGTTGACCGTAGGCACAATCTAATAAATTACCATTGGTTGGTTTTCATAATGAATAGCCCCGCTATATGTGGGGCTTTTGTTGTTATATTTGTAGCATGGAAATTAAATTTGGTAACGAAACTTTTGACATGGTGTTTAACATGAACTCAATTAAAGCAGTTATGTTGGACGCAGGAATGGAAACATTTGCAGATTTGCAAGGCGGCGGCGACGTAGCTAAGCAGTTGGATTTCGGGTTATTGTGCGCTTACCACGCAATTAACGAGGCCGCGGATATTGCAGGCAAGCCGAAGCCGTTTATATTATTGGCTGACCTTGGGCGTAAGATTACAAACTTTCACCAATTGCTGCCAGCAATGGAGGGTTTCAGTAATTCAGTAACGGAATTTTTTAAAGAGATACAGCCCGAGGGAAAGTAAAAGCCAAGGGCGATGGCGCGCCGCTAACTTGGCAACAATTGGAGCGCATTGCGTTCGGAGAAATGGGCATGCTTGAAAACGATTTTAAACGCTGCTCTATGCGATATTTTGCGCTTCGCTTGGTAGGTATGCGCAACAAGCAAGATAGACAATACAGAAACGAATGGGAGCGCACGCGATGGCAAACTGCGGTTTTGTTATCGCCGCATAGCAAGCGGCCAATTGATCCGAAAAAACTGATTACATTTGATTGGGAGCGTAAGGAGTTAACAATAATAGAAGAAGTCGAAAAATATCGGAGTATCTTTGAGAAGTTAACACCAATACCAACAGCATGAGCGCCGTAAAAGTAGCCTATAATATTTTAGCAAATAACGCAGCACTGACCACGCTGGTAAGCACGCGGATAAATCCGCTACGCATACCACAGGGCAGCGCGTTTCCTGCGATAGCTTACAACCTAGTAAGCATAATCCCAACGCCAACCAAATCAGGACACAGCCGCACAGATTTTGCGCGCGTGCAGGTAAGTATATTTGCGCCGACTTACCAAAGTTGCAGCGAGGTTGCTGACGCCGTTAGGACTGCTTTTGAAGTGGTAACTTTACCAGGGGAATTTAACACGGTGCCTGTTCAAACAATTGAGTTTGATGGACAGCAAGAATTGACGGACGACGAAGCGGACTTTGCAGGAGTTTATCAAATATCGCAGGATTATTTAATTAATTACACGCGCGAAATTGGAGTGATTACTTTAAGTTATCTTTTGCTTGAAGATGGCGATTTCTTATTATTGGAGGACGGAGATAAAATAATATTATGAGCAGGCTTAACGTATCTATTGGAGCGGATATCACCGAACTAGAAAAAGGCTGGAATAAGGCAATAAAATTAGTTACTGATGGCGGTAAAAAGATGGGCGCGCAGGTTGGTGAAGCCGCAGCGGATATTCAAAAACGATTAGAGCAATTAGCTAGCAGTAAGCCGACGGCTCGCGTAGTGCGTCAGTTGCAAACGATGGCAATTGAAGCCCGTGCGATGGGGCCTGAGTTTGCTGCAATGGCGGACCAATTTGTAAAGGCCGCTGGTAAAATGCAGGATGAAATTGCAGACACGCGCGCGGAGATTGGATATTTTGCTAGCGATACCCGTAGGCTTGATTCGCTAATTGGTGGAGCGCAAGCAGTTGCGGCAGGTTTCGGAGTTGTCGAAGGTTCAATGGCAGCGCTTGGAATTGAAAGTGAGAACGCACAAAAGACCATGCAGAAATTGCAAGGTGCTTTGTTGGTATTAAATTCATTGCAGACAATTACCAATTTGTTGCAAAAAGATTCTGCATTGATACAAGGAGCATTAACCGCTTCACAAGCGGCTTATACTTTTGCCGTCACAGCGTCAACCACAGCACTAGGAGTTTTTAAACTAGCATTAGCGGCCACAGGAATTGGAGCGGCCATTGTTGGGGTTGCTTATTTGGTACAGAATTTTGACGAATTATCTGCAAAAATATGGCCAGCCGAAGCGGCATTAAAAGCATACAACAAAGCAGTTGATAGACAAATTCAAGCAGACCAATATAGCATAGATTTGGCGTCGGCCAAAGGCGATAAAATGGCCGAGTTCGCAGCAAAGGAAAAAAAGTTAAACGACGAACTATCTAAGGCACGCGCGAACTATGGTAAAAATGAGCAGGAAAATTGGGGCAAAATTATAGCCGATAATAAAAACGCTTTACGTGTATTACAGATTGAACGCGACAAATATTTAAAAGACGAAAAAGAAAAGCAAGACCAAGCAAATAAAGATAAGTATCAAAAGCAGCAGGATGAAATAAAAAAGGCAAAGCAAAACGAACTAACTAAGCGAGCCGAATTGTTGTCAATAAACAATGGAACCCTAGCCGAATTAATAGCCGCCGAAGATGCAGCGTTTAAAGTGCGCGAAGCACAGATGAAGGAGCAGGGCTATACTCAGTTAGAAATTAATAAGGTTAGAGATGCAGCCCTTGAAAAAGTAAGACAGGAATTTTACGCAAAGCAAAAATCAGATGAAGATAAGGCGGCTAAAGAAGTAGAGCAAAAATCTAAGGACTTAGCACAAGTTAAAAAAAGTATAAGCCAAGCAACTGCAATAAGTGAAGAAGCACAGCGAAAATTGGAGCTTCAAAATATTGCTGAGCATTACACTAAGCTTATTCAGGAAGCTAAGAAAAACGGCCTTGATTCAGCGGCATTGGTTAAGGCACAAGGTGAAGCGGAAAATGCTTTAAAGCAAAAGTTTAGGGAAGAAGATGCGCGCAAAGAAATGCAGCAGCAGATGAAGCAGCTACAATTTAGGCAGCAAATCTACGCGCAATTTGGCGACGCGTTATCTGCATTTAATCTTCCGGTACCCGATCCGAGTTCACCCGTTAGGGGTAAGATTGCCGCAGCCGCTTCGGTTGCTGTTGGTCTTGGTAACGTGGCAAAAATTGCTACACAGAAATTTGCCGATGGTGGTATCGTTTACGGACCAACGTTGGGATTAATGGGGGAATATCCAGGGGCTAGAAGTAACCCGGAAGTTATTGCGCCATTGGATAAATTACGCGATCTAATAACACCAAGCGGAGGCGATGGCGGATTTATAGCCAGCACGCATATTAGCGGCCGCGATTTGGCGATAGTTTTAAATAGACATAACAACGATTACTCACGGGGATAATGGCACGCAAATACTACGGAAGCTTTAAAAGCATTAATAACATTACCTACAAGGTAGAGATACACGACGCGCCAACGGGCAGCACCACGGCAGGGACTGAGCTAAAACTAGCGACTGATGGGTTTAGCCTAGAGCGCGACGGAGAGGGAAATAAGTGGTGGGATTCTCAGGTATTGGCTAGCCGTATAACCGCTGAATTTGTTATGCCTAATAGTACGGTACTATCGGATTTCCTATCGTTGCAAACGGAGGCGGAAACTTACTGGACTATGGTGGTATGGCGTGGGAATGATTTGTTTTTTGTAGGCCGTATTATTGCCGACCAAATGCAGCGACTACGCGAATCGTTGGACAGCAAGCCGATTATTAAATTAACGGCCGTGGATGGCTTAGAGTTGTTAGACGGTTATAACGTCAAGGCTAGTTGGTTTAGTTCGGATAATATTCAGGTAAACGTATTGGTAAGAAATTGCCTGCATGAATTGGACCTGCACGATTATTGGCCGTACTTAGGTAAGCAAGATTATTACCTATTTGATGCAATGAGCATGTATGCAGCCGATGCAACACGAAAGGGGTTTGATATGCTGCGAGTTAATATTAACACTTTTCTTGAGGATTACGATCCATTTCAAGACGTGAAGGCAATCGACCTAGCGGCTAACTGGTATTACGATTTAAACATGGTTACCTGTAAAGAAGCTTTAGAGCAGATCATGCAAATTTTTGGTTGTCGTTTTATTCATGCCGAGGGTGGCTATTGGTTCTATGATGCTTCCAGTTACAAGGACGTAACGCTTCCGTATCGCCGCTATAATTATACGGCCAACTACCAAGGCACGGGAACGCTTACGCATAGGCAGCAACTTGGAACCATACCAGCGCGGCCGCAATGGGCAGCTAAGCCGTCATTGTACTATCAGCCTGCTGTTAAATTGTTAACTGTTGACACGGAGCGCATAAACGCTGCAACGGTATTTCGTACACGGCCAAACAAAAGCACGTCAGCACTAGAGGCAGAGTTTACAGAAATTCCAACAGGCAGCACGCCCGACGCAGCACCCTTGAAAATCAAGGTAGTTGTTAAATCGAACTTTCCAGCGGTGCAGAATGACGCGCGCGTTGATTATGAGTACAAATTAAAAATATGGCTCGAAGATGGCTTAGGCGGTATTAAGATTTTAAACGGCGATGGATACTGGATAACAGCAACTAGCGTACCGAATGGAGTGGAAAAGGTTAGAGTTACGCAGATGCAAGGTAGTTGGGTGACGTATAAATTTGAAATGCAATGCACAACACCTCCTGCAGGATATAATATTTTAAAGGTGAAAATTGACAGCGTGCAAACGTTAATTAGCTTGCTGTATCAAAACAACTTACCCAAGTTATTGCGTCCTGCAAAACAGACAAGCACATGGAGTACACCTGCGGCGTTTAACGTAAGTTATTGGGGAAGTATTCAGGTGGCATTTGCTGAAACTAGCGACTACCAAAACCCCGATTTTGTTTGGAATATTTCGGAGGATTTCACGCCCAACACTAGTAATTCAGTAAACAGCACGCAGGTACAAATTAACCCAAAATATTATTACAGCGGCAATAAATATGGAATAGGTAATATATGGGCGAACGATGGTACTAAGTACGTTATTGCGGATGAGTTTTATGGCGGTTGGGATTCGGTAACGAAAGGCACCGTTACTAAAATGCTAGGCGTAGGATTGTCGTCATTGTATGCTGACTTCATGCCAGTGGTTAGAGGTACCTGGGTAGATTCAGGAAGTTATCATTTGATGAAGTCATTGTATTTTGACGGGTACGTATGGGTATTAAACGGCGTATCGTTTAACCCAAGGTTTGACAGGTGGGAGGGTGAATGGTTAGGAGTGGCTCCGGTGTACACCAATACCACCACAACAGGAGAAGGCTTGAGAATCAGTAACGAGCAGGGAGATATTTTGCGCGATCGTGTCAACTTAATCGAAACGCAGGTTAACAACTACCAATCTGCAATCAGTCACCAGCCTGCAACGTTTTTGGAATACCTTGTAAACGAGGCAGACGGCGCACCTACAGCACAGCCAACGCAGAATATTATTTGGGAAACGCAGTTAAGATATGATGACAGCACTGAGCAGGTTGTGTGGCACCTGCAGGAACATGGCGCGCCTATTAGCTACACAGTTGGAACGCATACGCTGACGAATGGTTACGAGCTTGTTATATGCGATAGCGCTGACGGCAACGTGGTAGTAAATTTACCCGATGCTGACGAATCACGCGGCAAAAAATATATATTTATCAAAACCAATTCTAACCACGTGGTTACAATTGACGCAGGAACTTTCTTAATTAATGACGCAGCAACTACAACACTGGGCAGTAAGTATGAATCTAAAACAGTTATGAGTGACGGGAATAAGTGGTTTATCGTTGCAAAAGTGTAGTTGTTAACTAGATTTATTATTGGCGTCGCTATATTTGTGAGTATGGCTGACCAAAAAATAAGTCAATTAACGGCAATAACTACGGTAGACGCTACCGACGTTTTGCCTATAGTGGACACGAGCGCAAACACTACCAATCTAATACAGAGTTCGGATATTTAAACGGAGTTACTTCCGCAATCCAAACGCAGTTAAATGCTAAGCAAGGATTATTGACGTTGACTACTAGCGGCACAAGTGGTGCGGCTACGTTGGTTGGCGATACGTTAAATATTCCACAATATAGCGGAGGCGGTGGAATAACCGATGGCGATAAAGGTGATATCACGGTAAGCAATAGCGGAGCAACTTGGACGATAGACAATTCAGCCGTTACAAATGCAAAGGTTGCAACGGGTATTGATGCTGCAAAAATTGCCGATGGTTCGGTAAGCAATGCAGAGTTTCAGTATATTAGTGGTTTGACTTCTGATGCACAAACACAAATAAACGCTAAACAGGACACTCTTGTAAGTGGTACGAATATCAAAACCATAAATTCTACAAGTGTATTGGGTAGCGGTGATATTGCAGTTCAATCAACATTGGTAAGCGGTACTAATATTAAAACTATTAATTCTACTTCAATTCTCGGTAGCGGAAATATCAGCGTAGCCCCTGCAAGTGGAATAAATGCAACGGCAATTGGAACGGGAAGTGTAGACAATACGGAGTTTGGTTATTTAGATGGCGTTACAAGTGCAATTCAAACCCAGATAGATAGCAAACAAGCGACCATCACGGGCGGTGCAACAACAATCGTAAGTTCAAATCTAACTGCATCAAGAGCATTAGCCTCCGATGGTAGTGGGAAAGTTACAGTAAGTTCGGTTACATCTACTGAGTTGGGGTATGTTAGCGGTGTAACAAGTGCGATTCAAACGCAGATTGATGCCAAAACCAATAAACTAATTACGGCAAACCGACAAACTGCATCTTATACATTGGTTGCGGGTGATGCCGATAAGTTGGTGGAGATGAATGTTGCAAGTGCTAACAATTTAACCGTACCCGCATCCACATTCTCCGCAGGTACACAGATTTTATTGGCACAATACGGAGCAGGACAAACCACCATCGTTGCGGGTAGCGGAATGACAATCCGAAGCAATGGCGGTAAATTAAAATTATCCGCTCAATATAGCGGTGCAACATTGGTATTTATAAGTGGAACAGAAGCCTATTTGTTCGGGGACATAGCATCATGATAATAGCAACACACGGGATAATTGCTTCGCAGATTGCATCATTTACAGGGTTGCTTGATTTATATCCAAACGCTGCCGCTGCATATTCAGTTCGTAAATTACGCAGTGCATATACTGGTTCTGCTATTCGTGTTCGTAGGTCAAGCGATAATACAGAGCAGGATATTGGATTTGTAAACAATGTATTAGATACATCTGCACTTGCAAGTTTTTGCAGCAGTACAAATGGATTTGTAACAACTTGGTATGACCAAAGTGGTAATTCAAGAAATGCTACACAAACAACGGCAGCGAATCAGCCGCAAATTGTTAGTAGTGGGAGTGTTGTTTTAGATGGTGGAAAGCCAAGTATATTTTGGAATGGGGGTCAAAGATTATCATTAGTAAGTGATTCAATGACTAACAATATAGGTTATTTTAGTTTTTTTGGGGTATCAAAATTAAACGAAAATACATCTACCACACCAAGATGGTTAGGTTTATTTTCAACGGGGTCATCGCCTACATCGTCAAGAATTTTATTTGGTAAAAATACGACCAATAACTATGGTGGTGGTGGTAGAAGATTAGATTCAGATTCTTTTTCGGGAGCATTTTCTTCAACTACTTATACATTAAATAGGGCATTAAATTCTATTTTATTCAATTATATTGATAGCAAATTGGATGCGTATTTAAATTCATCATCATTGGCGTCATCTACTACATTTCATAGTGGGGGTAGTACATCTGCCACCAATTCACAAACACAACAAATTGGGGCAAATGGTTCGGGTCAAGAAAATTGGCTTGGAAATATACAAGAATTAATTTTTTATACATCAAATCAATCATCAAACCGCACAGGCATTGAGTCAAACATCAACAACTTTTACTCTATATACTAATATGAACGGATATATATTTCACACCGAACAAGACGCAATCAATGCCCGTGAAGCGTGTGATACATATTACGGCATTCCCGTAAGCCCTGACGATGTTACTCAAAATTGGGTAGATTATCAGTTTGCAGAATTAAACGAGCCGCAGTTTTGGTATATAGTATTTGACGAATCATTAACGCCAATATTAGGGCAACCCACAGAATTTGAAATAATACAACCACCTCGATGAAACACTTAGACAACGACACCACCGCAGCCATTGCCACAGGAATAAGTGGAAGTGCTACGATAATACATTTCAGCCAAACTTGGCAGCCAGTAGCAGCGTTTGTACTTGCAATTGTCGGCATAGTATCGGGAATGTTTGCGATTATTTATTACGCACGTAAGATTAAGCAGATAGATGGCAAAGGCAAATAAATCTGTAGCTAGTACGTTCAGAGCTAAGCCGCGAAAGAAATTAGGACGGCATAAAAAACACGCAAATAAACATGAATCAAGCAAACCATACCAAGGACAGGGCAAGCGTTAAAGGTTACGCTAAGCCTACGCCAGCGAAGTGGCGCAAAATAGGCGACGGGTTATTACTGTTGTCTACCACATTGGCAGCGTTAAATATTTCGCATCCAACGCTAGCTATTGGCATACAAGTGACGGGGGTAATCGGTAAGTTTCTAACTAACTTCTTCCATGAGGACACCGCGGCGCAGTGAGGTGGAGGCAGCCGTTAAACGGTTGGGGTATAAGTGGTTCGAGAATGGCGACTACAATGTTAATATTGTAGGCATACGCAACAGCGCCACAGCAAAGCCAAAGGCGGCGTGTTCATTTTAAAAGAAGGGCAGTATCGAGGATCACATGAAATTGGATTGCATCAGGGGAAATATAAAGCGCTAAGGCAATGCGGTGCGCTGCGTGGTTACCGCGACGGCGATAGGGATATGGAGTTTGATTTGGTGCAGGAGCAGGAAGTTTGGAACGCTGGCGTTAATATTCATAAGGCAGGCGTTAACAGCACCTACGTGGAGAACTGGAGCGAAGGCTGTCAAGTGTTTAAAATCGAGCAGGATTTCAACGAGTTTATGGAGATCATAGAAAAAGCGGCCACAATTTACGGCGACCGCTTTACTTATACACTTATAGGAAGTAAGGATATTATTCCGCAGCTTGATTAAGTTCAGCAATTGCCGCTGGCGTTGTGCTACTCACGTCTTGGATTTCTTCCACGGCGTGCATACCCATCATTATATCGGGCGCGTATAGACGGCCAAAAAAAGCGGCGGCACGATAGCGCAGCATAAGTTCCGGCATGGTTTGCCATTTGCTACCTTGCTTAGTTAACCATCCTTCGGCTTTCGCCATATCTAGCGTGACTGTTGGGCCTTCCAATAGTTCGCCCGTGGCTTTCTCCGTGGCGTATGCCTTGCAGCTTTTATCGGTGGCTTTGTACTTAAGAGCTGTAAACCTACCGGAGGCATTTAGCGCTGCAATAATAAAAGCAGACGACCACGACGGGCGGCCTTGGATTATGTGGAGATTCTGCATAACCATAAGCGGAGAGGCGCCAATTCTGTGCGCCATTTCCAACGCTACCAATGTGTTTGGTATGTTGTTTTGGTAATCCTTGGGGATCATGGTAGAGGATGAAAGGGCTTTAGCGACACGCTGCGCGTGGTCAAAAGCTTGCAGGCTAAATGTTTCCTGCGAATCTGTGGTTGTTATTTCGGTTGTCATAATGTTAGTTCAGTTATTATATTGTCATACATAGGCCAAGCGTCCGCCTGCTGGCATTGCTGGAATTTTTCCACGTCTTGCCACATAATTGCCGTACCTGTGGCAATATCTTTTTCGCTCAAATAATATAGCCCTATTTGATAAGGCGGCGTTTTCTCAATAGCTACAAATATAAACGCATTTACTTCGTAGCCTAGCGCGCGCATACCTGCAATATACATGGCCGCCTGCACATGGTAGCGGTATTTCCAAACGCTGCGCTTAAATCCCTCCGGTGATGCGTCGTCGGTTGTCTTTAAATCCACAATAATACTGCGGCGCTCATTGTATTTATCGACTATGCCGCGGAAGTGTTGCCCCTGTTCTTCCCAAATTATATCCAATTCGGTAGGGCCTTCGGAAAATAACAGTGACGAAGCCAGCGTGTTATCTTTAATAACGTTATACATGGCTTCAATCTGCGCATCCTGCTCGCGTGTTATAACGGTTAACCCTTCAGAGGCTGCTAGAAATTCATCGTATTTTTGTTTTCCTTCCTTGGTGCGGCGGTCAAGCATAGGCGCCACCGTGTAACGCTTTCCAAATTCGGACGGCTCTAATATTCGGCAGTGCAGCGCCTTGCCAAACGTAAGCGCTGGCGTTGGTTCGGGTTCAATATATTGGCCGCTAAGATATTTCCACCAATATAGGTAAGGGCTTTTGTGGATTAGGTCAAGCCTAGATTTCGAAAGGTAATTTGTTTGTATCATATAGTTTAGTATAACAATGGTTAGCGTCTAGAAAATAATCGCCTTCGTCGCGGCCGTAGTCGAACATTAATAGAAAGTGATCGCGTTCCTGCATGATAGCCTCGCGAGCTAATTCCGTAACGGGATGCAATTCACCCAATTGACGCAGCGCTAAATCGTAAACGTCCATCATTGGAGTGGTGAGGCGTTTATTGTCAAGTTCGCGCTGGAAGGCTTCGGCTAGTGGCTTGCTTTCGTAGCATGCGCGGCGGATTCCGTTTTTCCAAACACAATAGCGCCAGCCCTGTGGTAATTTTGTTCTAGTAATTGTTGATTTTTCGTCCATAATTGTTGCAAATATAGAACAAAATACTATCTTTGCAATATGTTTTTACAAGAATTAAAAAATAAAGCAGCAAAAAAAGGGCGAACGTTGAGCAGCATTTGCGACGAATTGGGAATACACCGCAGCGTAATAGCGCGCTGGGAAAAGGAAGCGCCGAAGTCAATTAAAATATATCAAAGGTTGCAGCAAGCGATTGAAAGGTTATGAAGTTTCTATATTTAACGTCGTTAATGACCGACAAAAAAATGCTATTGAATCTTAATAAGATTAAATGCGTTTATTGGGATGACAAAAACAGCGCGGTGAAAATTGAACTTGAAGGCGGTGAGTATTTTTTTGTTAAAGAAAGCGTAGAAGAAATTGTTAAAACTTTGAAATTATTTTAATATGAACCTGCGCCCCTACCAAGCCCAAGCCGTTGACGACATACGCGCGGCGTTTAAATCCCACAGAAGGGTATTATATCAGTTGCCCACAGGTGGAGGCAAGACGGTTATATTTTGCCATATAACAAGGGAAGCGGTGCGGAAGGGTAAGCGCGTTTTAATATTAGTACACAGGCAAGAATTGCTGAGGCAAACGACGGCCAAGCTATCCCAGTGGGGCGTGCCTTGGGAAACCATCGAGGCAGGGAAACCGACAGCGAACGAGTGGCCTGTATCTGTGGCTATGGTGCAGACGGCAGCACGTCGCGAGCTGGAGCGGTACGATCTAATTATTTGTGACGAAGCCCATCACGCAGTCGCTGGCAGTTGGGCAGGTATAATTGAGAAACAACCGCAGGCTTATTTGCTTGGCGTTACAGCCACTCCTTGCCGCATGGATGGCAAAGGATTAGGCGACGCATTCGAAGTGCTGTTAGAAGGCGTTAAAATACGTCAACTTATTATGGACGGATTCCTGTGCGAACCTAAAATATACGCCGCAAGCGTGGCCGATTTAACAGGCGTGCGGGCAGTGGGTGGCGATTACAACCGGGGCGATTTAGAAACCGCGTTAATGAAATCAAGGATAACAGGAGACGCGGTGCGCGAATACCAACAGCATGCCGACGGATTGCCTGCGATTGTTTTCTGTGTATCTGTGCAGCACGCACAGGCCACAGCTCAAGCGTTTACCGATGCCGGTTATCGCAGCGCTGCAGTAGACGGCAGCATGGACGACAGCGAGCGGAAGCGTTTAATAAACGGGTTAACTACGGGCGAGGTACAGGTACTAACAAGCTGCGACATAGTAAGCGAGGGAACTGATATTCCTGCGGTGGCTGCGGCGATATTACTACGTCCGACGAAATCGGAAGCGCTGTATTTGCAGCAGGTAGGTAGAGCGTTGCGGCCGATGGAGGGGAAACAGCACGCAATTATATTAGATCACGCAGGGAATGTATTCCGTCATGGGATGCCGACAGCGGCACGTGATTGGAAGTTGGAAGGGAGAGATAAACAGGCAAGGCAGAAAACTGCGGAGGCGGTTAGGCAATGCAAACTGTGCTACGCTGTACACCAAGCGGCTGTTTGCCCTGAATGCGGAGCGCCTGCGCCGTTAAAGCCAAGGCAAGTTAAAAAAGTAGCAGGGCAATTGGTGCCGGTGGAGGATGTAGAGCGCGTAAAACGTGAGGCGAAAGTTGAAGTTTGGGGCGCTAAGTCGTTAGAGGAACTGAAGGCGATAGCGTTTCGCCGTGGGTATAAGCCCGGTTGGGCTTACCACCGTTGGCAGATGTATAATAGAAAATAGTTAAATTAGCGCAATGGAGCGCGGTAAATTTAGGGCTGAGCCGTTGGACACGCCAACAAACGAAACAAGCCTTATGCGGCAGATTATGCTTGCAGTTAGCAAAATTACAGGCGTTCGGATATTCCGAAATAATACAGGGTTTGACAGCACGAATAAAGTACGTTACGGGCTGATTCAAGGCAGCAGCGATTTAATTGGATGGAAATCGGTAACCGTTACTCCGGAGATGGTAGGGCAGCAAGTGGCTGTATTTGTCGCGCTGGAAGTTAAGACGCCGAAAGGCCGCGCCACCGATGAACAGAAGAACTTTGTTAACGTGGTAAACGCCGCAGGTGGCAAGGCCGCCATAGTGCGCTCGGTTAGCGAAGGTATCAAGGTATTGTCATAGAAATGTCATATTTGTTGCAATTTTGCAACGATTATTTGTATTGTTAAATTAATGTGCATAGGTTTGTTGGACATTAAAAACAAAATATTATGCTACCAATCGAATTTTTGATTTTCTACCCCATCAGTTTACCTGTGGCATTTTTGCTGCACAAGCTGTGGAAGCGAATCACTCGTAGAGTTGAATTACAAGAAGCTCAACCATACCAGTTTGAGCGCGACGCTTATGTGGAAGGTTTTAACGATGCAACAGAGCATTGGAAACAGGAAGTTAAACGCATGTACAAAGGGGGGCAGTTATGAAAGTTCAATTTATAAGTGCTGCCGATTGGATGTATAAAACGGGCATCAACTACACAATAGGTGATTATATTGTGGCAAAAGAAGAACCTATGAAAATCATTGGTAAGTGTACTGGATTCAAAGATGGATGTATCCTTATTGATGGTAAGAATTATGGAGGTAAGTATTTCTTTATGAAGTCCGAGTGGCAAGAAGTTCAATTATTAGAGGGAGGTAACAATGAGCAACAATAAACAACAAACGGCAGTGGAGTGGTTCATTAAAGAACTTGAACAAAAAGGGTTTCCTTGGGTAGATACGGAAGGCGTTAACAGAATTCATTTTACGATTGATACTTGGGATTATCTTGACATTAAAAAAGAATCCAATAAAATGCATAAAGAAAGAATGATTGAATTTGCTTTGTTATGTATGTTTGGTACTGTAGATGTTGATATTGATGTAGTAAAAGAATTTGTTAAAAAATACAACGAAACCTACAGAGGAGGTGAGCAATGTTAATTTCATTGTGCTATTACTGCAAAAAGAAGTTAGGGGTACTTATTAAAAACGGCAATCCTTGCTGTCAGTTTTGTATAAACGAATCAAAAAACAATGACAAACAATAAAATAAGTAAACTTAAAAACATAATTCAGCTTTACATAAACACAGAAACTATGACAAACAATAAACAACAAACGGCAGTGGACATTAAACAAGAGTTAAAAACAATTCTTGGCGATAATGCTTTTTCTTGCGGAACTATGAAAGTATCAAGTACAGTATCTCGACTTGTTAAAGCGGTATATTACATGGATACTCAAATAAAAATGTTGGATAGGTGGATTGAAGACGAACAAGGCAAACGACATATAGAACAAGTTCGTCAATCTGTAAAAAACATTCTTAACGAAACCTACGGAGGTAACAAATGACCATCACCCAAGACAACGAAACAATAATAAAGCCCGACGAAATTCCGTTGGAGCTTGAATTACCATGCAGCGCGCGCGATTATGCTATTTTAATCCTGCGCGAGGATTTCAGGCTAACTCACAGGGCCATTGGGGAGCGTCTAGGACTTGCAGAAACCACAATCACTAACTTAATAAATCATGAATAACCAACTAATTATTGGAGCCATTATTGGCACAGCATTAACGACTTCCGTTGCGTTGTACGTTAACGACAAACTAACCAAGCGCCTGCGCGAAAAAACCAACGAACTGCGCAAGCTTACTAGGCAGGTATTTGAAACCGAATTGGTGGCGCAGGAAATGAAACAGCAGGCCAACAATTATGCGGATAAATACCGCACGGCCATGGATAGCATGGACGAAGCGATTAACCAGCTTAAAAAATGCAAGGCTTACACCATAGACGCTGAGGACACAATCGGAGCGCTAGTGCGTGAAAACAAGCAGCTGAAAGACGCGGACGAAAAACGGAAGGCATATAAGGCAGAGTGGGCGAGGAATAAGCGGTTAAAGAAATGATAGTGCTTGCAGAAAACAACGGCCGCATAGATATCACCATTAAAGGCGAGTGGATGGCGAGTTTTAAAACGTGGGAACAGGCGATATTTTATCAGGAGTTTTTAAAAAACAACAACATCGGCGGAGATTTAGATCGTTTGTATAATCACGTCAGTACCATGTACGGCCTAAAACAGAACGAAATTAGGGGCAAATCTAAGCGCAGCAATATAGTCGAGGCGCGCGTGGTTTTCTCGAATATCGGCCGCAATGATTTGGAATATACCTATTTTAAAATTGGGCAATACCTGGGGCGCGACCATAGCACTGTAATACACCACAAGCATGTATTTGAGATGTGGCAGAATATGCCGAAATACTACGGCAAGCAGTTAGCTAAGTATGAGGCTGTTTTGAAGGCTTGGAGGGGGGAATAATTTTTCCTATATTTGTGCCGTTAACTAGGATGTGCAAGATCCTTATAGTTAAAAGATTTTTGCCCTATTAAATGGACGTACTTGCACTGCGGCCATTTGATGGGGTTTTTTATTTATGATAAAATACATCGACAAAGAGGCTGATTTTACGGAATGTAGAACCGCCTGCTACTATGTAGCATTTGAATTAAGCGATTACGAGCTTATTAGAAAATTAAAATGGATAAAATATAATTGCCGTTTACAAAGTGTGGCATTTATAAGAAATTTTGAATGTCAATTGCTAACAATTTATTTATTGCAAAATTCTGATGACAGTCAATTAATTAAAATTTGGGCGAAAAAAGCTTTTAATGAAGATCCTGAATTTTTAACAAGGACACGCCAAAAAAGTTTGGATAAGGAGCTAAATTCATGAAAGTTTCTTTTTATCCAACAATTAAAAATACCGATAGCAAAGAAGTTGCCGATATCGTAAGTATTTTAGAAAACATAAAAAACGGGATTTACGAGGATTACGTTTATCCAGTTCGAAATGCGAAAACTGATAAAGAAAGAAAAGAGGCAAAAGCAAAGGCCCCATATATAACAGTTAGCGGAACATTTACACAACGTAAAAATGACGCAATAATTAAACACAGCGGACTTATTGCGATTGATTTCGACCATTTAGAGGACATTGGCGACGCGTTCAATCTGCTTATTAACGACGTTTATAGTTTTGCTGTTTTTAGGTCAATTTCAGGAACTGGTATTTGTGTAATTGTAAAAATTGATGGTAAAAAACACGCAGAGGCTTTTGAGGGATTAGAGCAATACTATTGGTTAAATTATAAATTACAATTAGACAGAGCCTGCAAGGACGTAAGTCGACCGCGTTATTTGTCATACGATCCTGATTTGTTTTTAAATGAAAAATCAGAAATATTTAAGAAATATTTACCAAAACCAACTAAAGAAGAAGTAAAATTTATTACCACATTTAAAAAATCTGATCATTATCAAAATAAATTTGAAAGGATTTTATACAGTATAAATTTTGATATTACAAAAGAATACAATGTTTGGATTAAATTGGGGTATGCTATTTATTCAGAATATGGTGAGGCAGGGTTAGATTATTATCAGTATTTAAGCCAATTTTATCCTGATTATAATTCGGTTGAAACGGAAGAAAAATATAAAAGTTTTTACGGCAAAGATTCAAACAATAAGGCGTGTATTGCCAGTTTTTATTTTGAATGTTTAAGAAATGGTATTAGTATAACCGACGAGCTAGAAACCAAAACCAGACAAACAGCGCGCAAGCTTCGCAGCGCTGGAATGACCGAAAAACAAGTAATTTCAGAAAACCCCGACTTGATTCCCGAAATAGTCGCCGAGGAATTTGCTAAGCCTGAGCAGCAGCACCGTGGGCAGTTTGATATTGAAGCGTTTGAAATATGGCTGCGTGAGCGCTATCCCATTAAGAAAAACGAGGTTACACGGTTTTACGAAATGCAAGGTAAGCAGCTGGAGCAATCCGATATAAACACAATCTACATAGACGCAAAAAAGCAATTTCCGAAAGTTTCTAGGGATATAGTGGAGAGCGTTATTTTCTCGAATTATACGCCAAGTTACAACCCGATTAAATCGTATTTTGAGAGCCTTAAATGGGATGGAATAGATCATATTGCCAAACTTGCGGAATCAATAAACAGCAATACAGGGACGGAGGAATATCGCGAATTTGGGCTGCGTGCGTGGCTGATTGGAATAGTGGAAAGCATACTAAAAGGCAAACCAAATATTTTGTGCCTGGTATTAGCAGGGAAACAAAACACTGGCAAATCGACGTTTTTCACGCGGTTATTACCGGAGCAGTTAAACAGATATTTTGCAATGTCGCAGCTTGATAGGGGGAAGGATGACGAAATTTTAATGTGTCAATCCTTACTAATATTTGACGACGAATTTTCGGGTAAATCTAAGCAGGACGCAAAACACATGAAGCGCATATTGTCGGCCCCATCGTTTACCCTTCGTGAGCCTTACGGACGTAATAACGTTACGCTTAAACGTATTGCAACGCTGTGCGGCACGTGTAACGAATTGGACGTGTTAAATGATCCTACAGGAAACCGCCGTTTTATCGTCTTTGAGGTTGTCGGGCAGTTTGATTATAAGCTGTATAATAGCATTGATAAGGAGCAACTATTTGCCCAGTGCGTGGCATTGGTTAACAACGGTTTAACGTCCGATTTGGAGGGCGATTTTGTTAATCTTATGGAGCAGGTCAGCGAGGATTTTTTAGAAATAAGCATCGAAGAAGAGTTGTTATTGCAGCATTTTAATGCCAACGATACCAATGTAAGGACTAGGCAATGGATGCCTACAACCATGATAAAGGACTATTTAGAGGAAAATTCTAACCAAAAATTAAGCATCAAACGCCTTGGCCAAATGCTAAGAAAGCACAATTTTGAGCGCATCAAGCGGAATAATTACTATGGTTACATGGTTGCAGCGATTTATCTTACCCAAAAGTGAGTATTGATATTCAACAAGTTAGCACCATGATGGGTAAGATAGGTAAGATAGGTAACTAAATTCCTTGGAGAGTTAATGTAATATAAAAAAATATTGTGTGTGTATATATAAATTTATTTTATCCTGCATATTTTATAAAAGTATCTTACCCATCTTACCCAATAGCATTG